ACCAGCTGCCGGCTTCTTTCACCTCGTGTGGCGGTTACCTCTACCTCGAAGGATACACCCACCAGCTGCCCAATGACTTTCGCAAAGGATATAATCCTCATAGGAACCATATGAAAATCTTCTGCTTGCGGGAGAAAAAAACCATATGGCTTCCGCAAGAATTTGAGATACCTACAGGTGAGATCAAAGTATATAAAAAGGTGCGTACACACGGTCTTGGTGTAGTTGTTCACCTTACCATACCAGCAGAGGCCAGAAGGGTTCATGCACCAGGTCAAAGAAAGTGTAGAGCGGAATATGCTATTGTCAATGCCATTAAAGAAATAGGAACAGACAAGGATCGTACAGAAGTAACGAACAAGGCCTATACCCCGCATGTAACTTATAAAGTTGGTGAGCGTGTTAATCCAGACTTCTTTGATGATTCCCTGGAAGAGTGTTCTCACGGTATCAATTTCTTTCTTAATGAAACAGAAGCAATCAAGTATTGATATGAATAATAGAACTATTCCAACTCAGATCAACGAATTAAACCAAGAGGAAATATTCGTGTTTGGCAGTAATCTATCTGGATATCATGCGGGAGGTGCCGCAAGAATTGCATATGAAAAATTTGGTGCTACGTGGGAATGTGGTGAAGGTATAAGCGGTAAATCATACGCTATTCCAACGATAGGACATGGCGCTCGCGAACCACTTCCGCTAGATGAGATCAAAAAACACGTTGATGCATTCATAGCATATGCAATAAATACTCCTGAGTGCAGATTCTTAGTTACACCGATCGGGTGCGGCATTGCCGGATTTAAAGCATCGGATATTGCTCCTCTTTTCATCAAAGCAACTCATGTTGAAAATATTTGGCTTCCCAGTGAGTTCTGGGCGGAACTGATCAATGCAGAAACACACTAAAATCTATCTCGAATTCTTCGGTTATGATGTAAGTGATTTTATCTGCTGCGAAATATGTGATGCACCAGCAGGAGATACCCATCATATCATAGCAAGAGGAATGGGCGGCAGTAGAACGCGGGACTTTATCGAAAACCTTATGACCTTATGTCGAGCGTGCCATGAGGAATACGGAGACAAAGAGGAATTTCTTGAATACTTAACCTTAATACACTATAAACGTATGAATGACGCATTTAAAGACTTGTCACACTTGACAATTGAAGGCCTTCATGATTGCAAAATAGCACTTGAAGCCAATATAGCCGATTGCAAACGGGACAAAAAGATCCGGTTGCATGAGCCGCAATTTCATAAGAGGCTTCAGGCTGTTGAAAAGGAACTCAGTAAACGCACTCAACAGAGTGGATCTTAATTAATCACCATAAAGAACAATATCATGATAGAATTAGGTAAAAAAGCAAAGGATAAAATTACCGGCTTTGAAGGACTCTTAACCGGTCGTGCTCAATACATCACCGGCTGCGACCAATATCTACTTACTCCGCAAGTAAGTGATTCTGGAACCTTACAGGAGTCCCGTTGGGTTGATGAGGGCCGGGTGGAAGTTATTGGCGAGGGGATATATCCAGGTTTAGTAAAAATACCTGACCAAAATGGGGGACCGGCAGAATGGCCCGCACCAACAAAATAATCACTCACATTTTAAATCAAACCATCATGACAAAAGCAGAAATCTGCGCTGATATAGCGCAAAAAACAGGAGTCGAAAAATCTACGGTTGTGGATGTAGTAGATGAATTCTTCAAAACCTTGAGGAAAAATATGATCGAAGGGAAAAACATTTTCTTCAGGGGTTTCGGATCGTTCGTAATTCATAAACGATCAACAAAGATCGCCAGGAATATCAGTAAAAATACTGCTATGACTATCCCAGCTCACAATATCGTGAAGTTCATCCCAAGCAAAGAGTTTAATAAGGCTGTAGGTAAACACAATCCAGTCAAAGAGTAAAAATGAGCCCACCTGGTTTTTCTCATTTCCAGGTTGTTTCATAAATGTGAACGGGCCGGAGGTAGTGAGCCGGCCCGTATTTTAAACACTTAATAATAACTCAATATGAACAACTTCATTCTCTCAACTGCAGCCACGCATCAATTTATGTGGCACACTTTCAAAAAAGACGGTGATGCCGCAATATTAACCGGATGGGATCCTGAAGGATATATCCAACCAGGTACGAAGTTCATTGATCATACAGCTAAATATTCGCCAGAATATGCTGTAATAGATGTGATCGAACGAAGGGACCATAAAGGGTCATTTACGCATGCATCAGCAAAAAAAAACTCATTCTTTAAGGCTCAACTCCACCTTACCGAAGAAACAATCAAACGAATTCAGGAGCTCGAAGAATTGAATTCTAAAAAATAAGATGTGGATTATACCGAACAATCACCCACTATACTCTCACTTTGCCCAGGCGGACTTCGTGGCATCGAAATCGGATTTGATGCAGCATGTGAGCGAATTGGTTGGAAGCGAGGAACAACCCTCGCTTATGTGGAAATCGAAGCCTTCATTATCGAAAACCTGGTGCAACAGATGGAACAAGGTTTATTGGACCCAGCACCTGTTTGGTCGAACGTTAAAACCTTTCTGCCAATTGCAAAGCGCCTGGCTGGAAAAGTGGATTGGATCTTTGGTGGATATCCATGCCAACCATTCAGTACAGCAGGATTACGCAAAGGAACCGAAGATCCCAGACACCTTTTCCCGTTTATTGAACGAATCATCGAAGCAGTTGGACCTGTGGGATGCTTCTTCGAGAACGTTGCCGGACACCTTACAATGGGATTCCCCGAAGTTTATGCAATCCTACGAAGTATGGGCTATTCAGTTGAGGCTGGACTCTTTACTGCGGAGGAAGTTGGCGCTCCACATGAGAGAGAAAGATTGTTTATTCTCGCCATCAGATCGGACATGGTCAACACCCACGACTTCCAGAGGGGATTACCAAAATCAAAAGGATGGCACAATTACGCTCAAGCTTTCAGGCCAGGTAGCAGAGAATTGGTCAACACCAATTGTAGCGGACAGCAAATCATCCGGGACCACAGAATCCTGGTTGAACAGAGTGACAAAGGAATTAGCCACACAAGTGCAGGTGTTGGCCTGGCCAACACCTGCAGCACGGGACGTGAATGGAGCGAATGGTGCGGAGCATTTCAAAACAAAAACAAGACCTCACTTAAATCAATTACCGAACGCTGTTTATTTAACCGATGGCCAGCATACCGAGGACAGTCTCAGTACACATGGGAAGCGCCCCGTACTGAATCCCGCATGGGTTTTACAGTTAATGGGTACAACTATAGAGAGGACCTTCTTCGCATGGCCGGAAACGGAGTTGTATGGCAAACAGCAGAATTAGCATTCATCACCTTACTACAAAAGTTTAAGCAATGATTGAACCGGATTGGACCAAACTACATACCTGGCACTTGGAGGGCAAACTAAGCCTGCTAGGGTTATTCGCTGCACGGGCCATACGGGATAATGATCATGAACGCTTACGGCAAATACGGAAGGAATCAGATTACATCGCACACATTCTAAAGATCAGAACAAATGAAAAAAGAAATTCCAATACTGTATAGCACCCTAATGATTCAGGCGAAACTGGCCGGTACAAAAACACAAACTCGGAGGATTATCAAAGAGTCTTTCAATGGATGCCTGACTGGTGGCGGACCACATCCATGCCCGAATGACCCTATTGTATACTATCCTGGTGAAGTATTACCACATCCTGAGAATGAAAAGAAAACAATTACTGTTGACTTCCCGCAAGTGAGAGCCATTTTCCATTGCTCCACGCTTGAGGCTGAGGCAAAATGTAGATTCGGAAAGCCAGGTGATGTTTTATATGCGAGAGAAACTTGGAAGGAGTATTATGATCCACATGGACATCCACATGAACCAATCTTCGTGTTTAAAGCTGACGCGGAGTGGGAAGGCGCTTTGTGGAGGCCGGCTATCCACATGCCCAAAAGCATTGCACGTATTTGGGAAGAGGTCATATCGATCCGTGTCGAGAGGTTACAGGATATTTCGGAACAGGATGCTATTGCTGAGGGTGTTTATCAATACACTCAACTATTTGGACGATTAGGAAAAACTGTTGGGTGCTTTCATGATTACAGCCGCAAAGGGAGGGATTTTTATTCCGCCAAAGATTCCTATAAAACGTTATGGGAATCTATTAATGGGCCTGGATCCTGGGACGTAAACCCCTGGGTGTGGGTTATTGACACAAAAGTATTAAGCACTACCGGTAAACCTGCTTCACTGAAATGAACGAACTGAAAGGGTATGAGTTAAGTAAAGCATGGTTCGAGTATGCATTCGAGCATCCAGGGACCGTTAAACCGGTTCATACCGCATTGTACTTCTATATCGTAGATCATTGGAATAGGCTGGGCAAAAAGCCATCCTTTGGGCTACCTACCGATGTGGCAATGGAAGCTGTGGGGATATCGAATTATAAAACCTATAAAAGTGCACTGGTAAAGATTATTGATTTTGGATTCGTAACTGTGGATGCATGGTCAAAGAATCAATACGCTGCTACGGTAGTTGCTTTGGTAAAAAATGCCAAAGCAAAGCCAAAGCAAAGCCAAAGCAACTACCTAGGCACTGCCTTAAGCACTGACCAAAGCAACTGGGGGGGCACTGCTAGTATAGATAAACCTATAACTATAGAACCTATAACCTATAACAACTCCGTAAAGAAAGAAGGCGAATCTGAAAATGTTTTGAAGGTTGGAGGTGAAAAATTTATAGGGACCGCGTTTCAGCTTCTTCAGTCGGATGGAACTTATAACATCCAGCTGAATTCGATAAAAAAAATGTACGCAGACATTCCCATCGAGGTGTTTGCGGAAAGCTTCAATACCAGGTATAACATGACTGGTTTTACCAACAAAGAACATGTGATAAGAGCAATCAATTCAACCTTTAATCAACTTAACTATGAGCGTACTAAAGGAAAAAATAAACCAAATCATTCAACGGAACGAACAGAAAACCTCCACAGCGGAGGAAGGCAGCAGTTCTAAGTATCCATCGATCGAGGTGATGAAAAAGAAGTTTGACGCAATTGCTCAGTCTTTTGCTCAATGGGAGTGCTCCGGAAGACAGTACAAATACGATCAGATTGCCGATAAAGAAGGAAACCTGCATAAGCTCGAACATGGTGAAGTCATTACCGGATTGCTTTACTATTTCTCCGGTAATTCAAAAGAGGCGAAGGGATATGGGTTAGATACCAGGAAAGGAATAAGGATCGTGGGGAACACCGGTAGCGGGAAAACATTGATCATGCGGATTTTTATGGCTATACACCCCATTAAGCCATTCTACATTAAGCGATGCCCGGACGTAGTGGAAGAATACAACGCTGCAGGTGATTCGGTTCTGAAATACGGTATTAACTCAGTAAAGTTCCTTACGCAGGGAAGTTTTTATGGGTACAAAGCAACTCACATGTGCTTTGATGATCTGGGCAAAGAACCGCTTGGCGGGCACTTTGCGAAGAAAAATAAAAACGTGATGGGTGAGATCCTGGATGCCAGGTACGATCACTGGATTAAGCACGGACAGATAACCCACATTACGGACAATATCAACGACAAAAACAGCGATCGATCAAAGACACTCGAGGGATTATACGGGGACCGAATCGAAGGGAGAATATTCCAGATGACCAATAAGATCATCTTGGGCGGAGATGTCAACTCCGTTGATTTTAGAAGATTATAAGCAGCCATAGACGGCAATTATACTATGACAACAAAAGACCTGGCCGATATACTCGGCCCACGAAACACAAACGGCAAATACGATGCTATCATCGATAGAGCGAAGAATAACGGATACCATGATCACAAGTTCATGAAGATCCTTGATCACCCTGAATATGGTGAGTGTATGTGCCCAAAGGTTCAACTGATCACAGACCTGGCAAATTTCCCGGAATTGAATGACATAAGCGCTCGGGTAATGGCAGGAGAGTTTGATGAGCAAGCTGATGATGACGATATCGCTGAAATGCGAAACTGGTTGATCTGTGATGGTGCAGGGGATAGTCTATTCCAACAGATGGGATTCCAAAAGCCTACAAAACAAGAGCGCCTGCAAGTGATCGCTGATAAAAATAAAAATTAAAGAAACTCTCATGAAGCCGGTAGAATTCCCAGGACACAATGTAGTATTCGGTGAAGGTCAGTCAGAATACCTACCCCTACCAGCATTGCTCATGCCCGATGGTGAAGTGATCACCTGTTGGGAAATGACAGATGAAGAACTTGCGGAAGTCATGCGCACCAAAAGGATCTATTTCAAAAATCTAACCTTTAATCACGCGCTTCAGCCTATTCTTCCTTTGGCATGTCTTGCGGATGGAATACCCCCTATATCTTGAACACTTTCAAAAACAAAATATATGAAGAAAATTTACTCTATCGCAATGCTAGTAATTGGATTACTGGCGTTCACCGCAGCTACGGTTAAAGCAGAAGAAAAGCCGGTTGTTAAGCCGGATACAACAATCAACTCTACGCCAATCAAAATTTACAGGTTAAGTGATGGTCTTTGGAATTATTCGCAGACGCAACTTTGCGCTGCGGCTCAATCAGCTATACCGGGGTTAACTTTCCTTGCGAGGATTAACGAGAATCCTAGTGGAACCAGCGTATATTGGCTACGCTTTTGGGCAAAAGAAAACAGTACCGGAAAATATACCAATGTATACATTCACCTTGAATTAGGTAGTAGCGGATGGCTTGAAATTCCTACACTTGGTGGGGGGTGGCCTGCACCTCGATGTATTGGGGATTGTATGAGCGATGATAATGTATGGTATGATTTGTTTGATCCTTATGTGTGTCAAAATATAAGCAAAACGGTTATGGTAAACTGTGGATGTACTGGCTTTAACGGAGGTGCAAACAATATGGACCCAACAAATTGTAGGTTTTCTCAATTTCCCGCCTCAAGTGTCGAGAATTTTTACAACATCCTAAAGGAAATACCTCCTGTAGTCGAATAATCAATTAACCAACACCCCCGCTGTTTGAAAGTGGCAGCGGGCTTATACCCGGCTAAAATTTTTAGCTGGAACATGACACTTCCATTTCCAATATTCGGGGGATGGAAGTGTTTTATGAAGACCTGGTAGGGAAATGGCGCAAGGCTGACACCGGGTCGATATTTGATTTTAGAAGAGATCGGAATCTTACCGTATACGTAGAAGGTAAAATGGGAGGACATAACGAGGTGAGCTTGCAATATCAGATCATCACAAAGGATCGGCAAAGCTGGCTTGCGTTCGGAAGCTGGAAGGCGCGTTTTGTTGTGATGCATACTAAAACTAAACCACCATTCTTTGCCTTGTACACCAGTAAGGGTATTGTTGATTTTGAAAAGATTCCTTATTAGCCCTTCTTTTGGCCGCGGGATACCAATACCGCCAAGGCACCAAACAAAGCAGCCCAAAGCATATACCAACCTGATTCCTGTATCTTTTGCCACCAGGATCTATTACATACATCAGGGCAATTACAAGGGACCTTAACCTCGATCGGCACGACCTTTTCAAACGGTACCGATTTATCCAAGGTTTTAGCTTTAAAATCAAAACCACCTGCAGGATTGGGCTTTGCCTTAACCTCAAAGGTACTGTCCTTATAAACGGTTACACCATTCGTGTCTTTAACCTGGTTTCTTTGCTCTGACATTAAGCTATCATACAACGCCTTGAACTTCTCGCAGTCAAAGTTGAATGTGGCCGAATCACCAGGTACTGCAACGGTGCCTTTTAATAAAACAGTTCCCTTAAAGACAGCTGTATCCTGATGGCAAAAACGTCTCAAAGCTCCCTGCTTTGTGTAGCATGAAGAGAGTAAAAATAAAATCGGAAGAATCCTGAATATCGTTTTCATATTTGAACCCTACGCCCGAAACGAACGAGCGCATGCTCCATAGTAGGGTTATACTAATTATCCATAGGGTTTACGGAGCTACAGGATCGATAATGTCAATATATCTGTATTCCCACACCTCATACGCAAGAGGGTCCGTGGACTGGATGGTGAACGATCCGCCTGGAAAATTTTCGAAATAAGTTTCGTTTTCTGGGTCTCCCGCGGCCGTTACGCCTTCGAAATAATAAACATAAATGACGTCAGTGCCGTTCCAGTGAGGCTCCTGGCTAATCCTTTTACATTGAAATTTTGTTCTTACAGTTGCCATTTGTTTTGAATGTTCAGATATCCCTGTTCCCGGATTAGATTTCTTACCATATTGAAGTAGAGGTAATTTCCTTTAGGGTATTATTGATAAGTTGCTGGTTGTAATAGCACTCATCGGTTGTTTTGGCGCCATCGAACAGGGCGTATAAAATAGTGTTGGATACAGCGTCTGAAGTATCGTTGGCTGCCAACCCGCCAGTTAAAATATTTGTTGGGACAAGCGATCCTCCATCGCCATGCACTGGCAAGCCTTGGTTAATCTGCGCCCATGAGAGCGGGCCATTTTTTACAAATGTTAAAAGAGCCGTGCCGAGTGGGACGGGACCCACGATGAAAACGCTCCCGCTGTCACCTACGTACACATTTGTTCCATCTGAATAGACCCGGAGCCTATCTCCGCTTTCATTAAGAAAATATCGGGTTCCGGTAAGATTTTGCCCGAAGTTGATCAGGGCAAACACTGTAATTTTACCGGTTTTACTTATAAAGTTACCCGATTGCATCTTGTCATCAGAGCCATCATAGTATATCATGGCAGGGCGGGTGATCACCTGAGTGCAAAGGGCGGTTCCTGACTTTGCCGACACATTGAAAGTAAGGCCGTCAGAAGCGAATGAAGAGGTGTTTGAAATCAGGAATTTTGAAAAGTCGAACGAAGTTGTTGCGCCTGCATGGAATTCTATCCATCCCTCTATAAATTCAGCACCTAAAGCGTCTCCACTTGTCTTATAAGAAGTACTTATGCCGGAAGAGCTACCAAGGTATATATGAGAAGAGTTTACAGTAGCCCAGTTTGCAAAGGTCTTTATTGACCTCGTAGTCCACGTGTTCTTATCTGTGCTTGTTGCGAGAATGAAACTAGAGCCGAAGGAGGCAGAAGTTATCCTGATGTAGTACACTCCATTGTCTGTTAAAGAAATTCCAGTATCGGTGAAATTGTTACCTCCGTAGGCCCATCTTATAGTATATGTGTTGGTGCCGGTTTTGATCAGTGAAATTGCGAAAAAATCAGTTATCGTAGAAAAAATCACGCCCATGGTGCATTGGGTGGCCCCGGTGGCTCCAGAGAGCTTAATGCGCACGCCCAGTGTTTTTATATTCTTTGTCGCAACAACGTATGCCGAAGTACATGTTTCCACACCTGCATATAAATAACTCCTACCATTGTATGGAAATAGATACGGTTGCCGGATTGCTGTTGCTTGTACACTATCGGATGCTGAGGTTATCGCATATTGCTTGCTGACGTTTGTGGAATTCAGCTTATAGCTGGTAAATAATCCAAAGTTATCCGCAAGTAATGCGCCTCGCAGATCACCCCCCCATGCATTTCGGATGCCAGTAAGCCATACATTGGTGTTCCTATCATTTGGAGGCGTACCTCCATCCCGGAGCACCCGCTGAAAATGTTCCATCGCCCCAGGATCATAAGCTATATCCTTGGTGCTTCTTTTACCCGACCCTGTGCTAACTTTCATTAATCTTCGTAATCAGTGCCGGATGCTGTTACAGTAACGGTTTTTGCAGGGGTGATTGTAGCTTTCAACCCAACGGATAACGTATCGCCCGCCTTCAGCCTGATATACCTTTTACCATTTCCATCAATGGGCAGAGCACTGGCGTATACTGAGCTCAGGCCGTCCACTGTTGTTGCAGATGATGAATCTCCGCTACCAGCAGGTACAAGCAAGCCAAATAGTGCCTTACAGGTTGATCCCTCGATAATAGCAAAGTATAGAAACATCGCAGCAGAATCAGTGCTGTTAACGGCAATGCTATCCACAATTGTCCCTAAGTCACCTGCAGTAATAAGAGTTTGCATATTGGTAATCGCGCCCAAAGTGGATAAAAGGGTCGAATTGGTCATGATAACCGTTCCATCGTTAGGAATATTAGGAAACCATGGTTTTTCTTTTGCTTCTAAAGCCATATTAGTGTTTAATTTAAATTGTTTGTCATGTTCATCGAGTTAAGTATCTCGACCTGTTCTTTTACATCTTCATCTTTTGTATCCGAATTATCACGGGAGGCGATGAATGCATGCATCGACAGTTTATTACGATCGCGGTAAAGTGTAGATATCACCTCAGCGTATTCACTTTCATCGTCATCCGTTGAAATATCTACAACAGCGATGTCACCTACAAGAGCATTTGAAAGCCGTGCAAGATCGGCCGGTTGCATATACTCATCAAAAAAGGTGAGCTCAGTAATGTATCCGCACATATGATCGGAGAATTCATCGCTTCCCAACGAGATGATTTTGATATCGGTAAAATCTATCGATTCTGTTTGTGTCACCTCAAGAGGAAGTAACCCATTGATAGCAACGCTTTGCTGGTTATCTATAAAACTTGTGGCAACCCTAATATTAAGATCATATTGAAAGGCCTGTTCATCGGTCGGTGAGGTTGTGTATTCGTATGGAGTATTATACCCAATGTTATACCTGGTTATATCGGTGCGATTGGCCGCGATGCGTAAATATGGATTCGTGGCCGTAAGGTGATCGTATAGTTTCATCAATACCTGGTCAGATGAAGTGAGCTTATCCATGGCTACATTAAACACAAAAGTTCCTTTGGTGGGTGTAAATGGAGTTACCCCCGATGCGTACCATAAAATGTAGACATCGTCTTTATTCCTGGTAACAGATCCTGAAGTAGTAGGAATTGGTGACGTAGGAACCTGGCCGGTTTCCAACTGAAGGCAGTCGACAATCACGGTACCTGAAAAAATAACCTGAACACGTGGATTTGGGACCTTTGCCGTGATAATGAATCTCTGCCAATCTGATGTTACACCAAAGCATTCAACTCTTTCGCTGTTTAATGCTATGTATACCGGATCAGTATTTGAATCGGGGACCTTTATGTAAAGCGAGAAAACATAATTCGCATAAGCACCGGTAATTGTTCTTTCGAAACTACCAGTACCAGGTATATCGATTTCAAGCTCAGAACCGCTACCGGAAACCCCATCCAAACCAACTACCGTTGAGGCGGTCGAATTGTTAAGCGTCCAGCCGTTCCCTACATCAATTTGTCGAGAATAAGGAATGAGGTTTGTTGCAGCAGGTTCAATCAATAAACCACGGCCAGGAACCAACCTGGCGACTGATCCCGTAAACTCCTTTAGAACCCCGTCACAAACAGCCCATGCAGATCCTGACCGGGAACAACCGATTTGTTGTGGAAGTTTCCTCAACAATGTAAAATCGTTATAATATCTGCGGGTCATACGTCTGGGGTGAATTGAAGGTTTACCTTTTTTGAGCCATCCGCGGCTACGATGGCGATAAGCTTGTATGAAGTATCATCGCCGGCAGCTATAGGAATACCAGGAACGTTTTGCAATAGATCATCCTCGGCACCCATTTGTGAGCGATTTGTGAGCTGGAAAATCTGCTGCTGGTTTTTTGTAACAATGCCAGATATAGTTCCAAGGCGATTATTTGTATTGGCCAAGTCAATTGTCAACTTCGACAAGTCCAGATTGATTTTATCGATTAAATCTCTATAGGGGTTATTGCTTACGGTAACCGTGTTGGTAGTCTGGCTCAACAACTCCATCCATACACCATCCCACACGTTTGTGGCCGCTGTATAAGTTCCGTTCAAAAACAAATATGCACCGCTTCGCCACACTATTTTTTTAAGGCTGTCAGCATCTGTAATATTGAATTGCCCCTGTATTAAGAGCCGTGGATTGCGCTGGAAATACATGGCTTGTTGTGTGAGCAATTGGAGCACGGGCACACCTCCTTCTGATGATCCGTCTGCAGTCCAGGCTTGTGAATATTTCCATTCGCTGCCCGTGTATATCTGGATAGGGGATGAGCTGAAATCATTAGCAAAATCACTGACCGAAACTTCCTTACTTAGTGAGACGCTGGCCGCATTTACATCGTTGTTTGATGTGCTATACTGTATTTCGGAAGGGCCATTCTGTTTTATTTTAAAAAGGCCCATCCATGGGCGGGATTGATCATTTGCCGAAACCCATATTGTGATACTTATGCTTGAAGGGGAATCGGAAGGCAATTTCGGTATCTTAAAAGAACCATCAGCTTTTAGAACCTCGGGACCAAATACAGTAACGGTGTCATCCAATCGAACTGGGCTTGTATTACTAACACCTGCAACTTCTCTAATAGGCCCACGAATCCATTTAAACTGTCCTGAAACAGATCGGAGTTGATAGTCACCACATAACATCCTGAATGCGGTCAGGAATGTTACAGACTTACCGTTTTTACCCGTAGAACCAGCAACAAGGTATGCGTATTGAAGAAAATATTTGAAGTCATAGTCGTTTTCCTTGCTTGCTGTAGAAAGGGTTATTTCGAGGCTGGATTTATTAAAAGAGGACTTTTCAAACCGATAATCTCCACGATCGATACACCTTACTGCAACCTCTTTATAATTGGGCTTATATGAATTTACTACGGTTGCTATTGGATAATTAGGGGCACCGGTTACAGTGGTTTGCACTAATATTTCTTCGACACCTATAAATGTCCCATTCTTCTTGTAATTGTATGCCAAAGCATTTGTAGTAGTGAAATTAGATGGCTGGGTGATGAACCACCGGCCACGATCGAAGCGGATACTCATGCCAAACCCACCAAGAACATCAATCAAAGCTTGTTTGCATGTTTTTTTTGTTCCTTTTTCAGGGTCATCTATCAGCTCGAGTTTGCTGATGCGAGTATTTTTTAAAAAACCTCCGGAATTTGTCTGTGAAGTTTCCTTCCAAGTTGCCATACAGCTGATATAGATTTCATTCACTCCATAAAACTGAGCGAATCCGCAGGGATCGATGCATCTTCTGACAAGCTCAATTAAAGATACTTGGTCTCCAGGGATGCTATCTATAAAATCGCAGCGGAAGTTTTCAAGGCGGTTAAGTCCATCCGTAGCGTTCAATTCAAATCTCGCAATAGCTAGGTCTTCCGTTTGCACAAGATCAATGAGTACCTTACCCATCCAAATCAAATTACCAGAATCGTATATGCGGACATAGTATTGGTCTTCTGTGCCATTTCGCAAGTCGTCTACCAAAAGGTTCATTGCCATTGTGTTTGGTGATAAATGGATCGGTATAACTACCGATGAATTATTTATCGGAGAAAACCACAGATCTTCCCTGAACCCATCCCAGGTTTGGATATAACCTTCGGCCTCACAAACGAAAGACCATGTGGATCCGTTGTATTTGGTATCAAGTATCTGAACCTTATACTCCGTCCCACAAAGGGCCTTAAATTCTGCTTCGGCATATATTCCCATTTTACCTATTACGTTTATTCTGTGCTTGTTGTGCTGAAATAAGAATATCGCGCCCCTGAAGTCGACCAACCAATTTACCCCCTCCCGTAACACCTACATTCATCAGTATCTTAGTAAGGTCACTTAAAGGAGCTATTACTTCAGGGTTTGTCCGGGCACCGGCATACTCTCCAACTAAAGCCGGAGTCGGGCCATATGCAATAGCTCCATTGGCCATAGGCCTTAATCCTCCACCCGCATATCCGGTTGTTCGGTTGCCAGAATCTGAATCAGATCCTCCACCGCCCCCACCCATGCTTTGCTGCGTGCGTTTTGCAATAGCAGAAAGTGCGGCACCGGCTCCAATCAAGAGCACACCAATTGAAATAGCTGCGGGACCAGCTGTAAGTGGATTTTTAAGCAGTGTTGCTAATGTTTCAAGACCCAGACCAATAAACAGAATTTCTCTACCAAGAGAGACCATGAATTGCCCCATAGAATCCAAAATAGAAGCTCCGGCCGCTTGAAATATATTCTGCCCGTTTACAATAGCTTCGCCAAGTGAAGCCGATAAGTTGGCAATTGAATCAACCGCAGCCGTCTTTATTAAATTGACCAGGTTTTCATTTTGCTCATTCAGATGAGTTGGCATTTTCAAAAAAACCTCTGGTTGAATTTTTACGAGAACTGGTATACCATCTTTCCAACGCCTGGTAATATCCTTTTGGATTTGATCAAGCATATGATCTGCTACCAGTGTATTATCTATTTTCGCTATGAAAGTAAAATTTCGGGAAGCATCAATCAGCCTTTGTCTTTCAGCTGCTGCCGTTTGAATTTTAGCAATTTCAGCACTGTAGTACTTCTCTATAGCAATAAGTGAATCCGTCTTTCTCTTTTTATCTTCTACAGTTTTAGAGCTAAGATCAAATGTGTCGTTCGCGGCATTTATCTCACGTTGACGGGCCTGTTGTAGCAACAATATCTCCTTATTAAAACCTTCCGTCATTGCACGCAGAATCAGGTCGCGTACTGCTAAATTTGAATCACGTTCAGCTCTCGCGGCCTCGTCCCTGATTCTCTTTGCCTCCGCTGCGTAAAATATTTCGATCTGAAGCAGTTGAGCTACTTTACGCCTGTGATCGTGAATAGTCTGATTGCTAGCATTAAACGTATCCTTTACAGCATTAATTTCTCGTTGTTTGGCCTGATCGGAAAGAGCTAGTTGCTTAGCGGTATTATTCGTAAGGTTACGGATTTCCAGATCACGCGTTTTCATGTTGGCATCCCTCGCTTCTTTTACCGCATCGTGGTAAGCTTTTGCATTCCCCTCGATCTCCGCAAATTTCTTTTTAAGCCGTTCGGCAGATTCAGCATCTTCCGCCATTGTCTCCGTTAACATCACTATTGATGCAATAAGAAGAGCGACACCTCCGACAGCAGATAGCAGCAGGGCAGTATTCATTGCTGCTATCGATGGGACAACCTTCAGTTTAATCACTGTGGATAGTATAGCATATGTATCTTTCAGTTCAATAATGGCTTGTATTCCTGCGGATACAGCTGATAACGCCATCATTGTTTTTATTGCTTCCTCAGCCTTTTTTCCCTCAACACCTATCAATGACATTGCTGCGGTTACACCGTTAACAACCTGTATACTTTGGCTCGCGGCTTGGCCGAATGTTTTAAAAGCACCGCCTGGTTCAAGTCCTTTAATCAAAGCTTTAAAATCACCCACTTCATCAGCGAGGTGTGCAGCTGCTTTTGCCGCTTCGATCGCCTCTTTAGATTCCGTTCCAAATGCTTTTGCAAGCACTAATGCATCCTTAGTGGCCGCTCTGGATTCCTGAGCTAATGACTTCGTACCCTTCGCTGCTTTACGAAGAGAATCATCCATTTTACCAGCCTCTTCAGACACAGCTTTTCCAGATGCCTTCATCGCTGATACCACGTCTGCGCCATCCTTCTTCATGTTGGCTACATCGATTCCTGCTGGTACAAATATTCCTTGCATTATTTCTCTGTTTTAAGTCCGTTCTGCTTTGTCGCTTTCTCTATAGCGGCCATTGTCAGCCTCACAATTCCTTTTATAACACCTGGTCGATTGTTTGCTACTGCACGTCTCATAAAGCCAGCTGCAGGCATCACTCCGGTGCTACTGCCATCTTTCTTTTTTCTTAGGACAGTGCCATACTCGATAAGGTGTAATGTCTGCCAGCCTCTTGATGAACTCATCGGGCCAATTCGCCTAACATTACCCATCTTCCTGGAAGGGATCGAACCAAACACAATACGAACGTTTTCCCCAGTTTCGTAGCGCTTAACTTCGTTATTCAACTCGTTTACTAGTGGCTTTGTCCCTATATCCAATATCTCCTGGATCTTTTCTTCTCCCAGTGCGGTCGCTAGTGTCTTATCAAACATGAGTACTGTTTGATTCACACTATCCAATACACTTCCACGTACATTCCTTGGAGCAGCCATTACTATTCTACAAAATTGGTTTGTAACCCTTTCGTGATCGTGATCGTGATCTTTTCATTTGCCAGCCTGGCCAACTGCATTTTTTGAAACAAAACATTGAGGGTGATTCGACTATTCAACACTCGATTGGTTTGTTTTCTGTTGCCAACCAAAATGCAGCCCTCGGTATCCTCCGCAGTATTGCCAGAATGAATTCGTACACCGGCAAAACCCGGAACATCCAAAAGCAACGGCAAGTCTCGTTTGAAGCGATTGCTTCTATTGATGATCACATCATAGGTGCCGTATGGAATTGCTGTTTTACCTGGTACCTTAGGCTCGTTTTCGCGAACCTTGTCTTCACAAGTGAAGCCGCAATGTTCTCCATCAACCATCAATGTCCCTATGGTTGTTGTTTCCGAGAAATCGGTGCGGATTACTTCAATTTTCATATCTATTTGTCTCCACTTTTGTTTTTGTCCAAAACTTTACCACCACCATCAGTAGGCCGGCTACTTTCATTGACCATAGCTGAGCTGCGGGATCAATAGGAAGCTCGTGAATGGTTTCCATGATCGCAGGGATCATCAACAGTGAAAAATCTCCGATTCGTTGCCACCTCACCGGAGTTGGCTTGTTGTAGTTTTCAATCAATTTTTTCATTCGATCTCGATGTCTTTAGGTTTGAGGAAGAACTTTTCTATAAAGCTTACTCTTTGAACAAGGGCCTGATGTTTTTCTTTTTGAACGGCATTTTCCGTAACAACCCTGTTGAGAGTTGTGATCGTTGTGATCTGCAAGCCAATTATTGCAGCTGCTGCAGTTGAAAGTATCCAGTTGGATACACGGTTTTTATCTTGTGAATATTCGCTCATCGTTGTGCTCGTATTAAATAATCCTGCATTCTCATAAAGGCCCCTTGTGGAGTAATCCCATTGTTGTAATCATCGTGGTCATCATCGAACCATATTTCCTGGACGACAATGCCAGCAATCGTCCCCTTCTGCCCATCGAGTGCCAAACGGACCTTTTCTGCCAACACCTCTAAAAGTGTTTGTGTGGCAGCGATTATGTTAACCTGGTACCTTATCGTGTCAACGGTGCTGGGGGATAGTTTTGTGGCATTAGGTAAACCACCTATTCGCTGGTATGTTACATATGGAACTGTTGAACCTTGTGCAGCAGGTATAGGAAACGCTTTACATGCATCACCAGCACCGATAATATCGGTAACATCTGATGATGCCTTTAAAAGTGTGAATATTACCTCTCCTATGTCCATTTATCCGTATTTTTCCTTTAGCCGTTTAAGATTCTTCCTATCTACGTCCTGTTCCTTCTTCTCCCACTCAAACACCACCAAATCTGTAGGTTTAAAAGCCTTTCCCTTTGGCATGTATGGTAGCGACAAAATATATGCGAGCCACCTGGTGCGAACCCAGTCTTCACGCTGTGAAGCCTTTTCAATTTCAACTTGAAATTGTCGAGCCTGATAGGCAGATGTTCTTTGTCCAGTCAGCTTTAGCAAAAGGAAATGAGGGGTTGAATCGTTCAGATCTTCAACTGATAGATTCAACCACCCATATCCAACCTGCTCAATTAACTCCCAGAAGTGGGTGCTGATGTATTGTTCATCCCCTGGGCTTGTGAGTTTCC